ACCTCGTAGCAGATTCCTGCTCGATTGCTCCCCGCAGTAGTGATCACCCACAGCAAGGAGTTGTCTCGCTTGCCCGTCCCGGTTTCTACAACGTCATAGACCGTACGGGTCTTATGCGCATGGAGTTCATCCACGCACCCGAAGTGAATGTTCAAACCATCCAAGGTCGAGCCTTCAGCTGAGAGCGCTTCAAACTTAGAGCCCGAGGACAGCACGTTCATGTTGTGCGCCCCGACATTCACCGAGAAACGATTGCGAAAGCCAGGACTACGACGCGCCATGGTTTGGGCGTCACCAAACACGATCCTTGCTTGATCACGCGTAGTTGCCAAGGAATAAACCTCAGCTCCACCCTCGCCATCGGCAGCAAGCATGTAAAGCCCGACAGCAGATGAGAGTGTGGACTTTGCATTTCCACGTGGAACTTCAATGTAGGAACGACGAAACCGTCGAGTCCCGTCAGCCTTCACCCAACCAAACACAGTGGTCAGGATAAAAACCTGCCAAGGCTCAAGCGAAATTGGTTCACCAGCCAGCGGCCCCTTCACATGAGGGAGTCGCTCGATGAAGGCACACATGTTGTCTGCTGGGTAGTAGCTCTTGCCAGTTTTGCTGGTCAGCTTTGGATTGAATTGATAGGGACTGTCTTTGCCCTTGAACTTCTTCAAATCACTGAGCTGTCGCTGGCAAGCAGCTTGCACCCACTTGCAGGCCAATATTTCTCCGGCCACGACCTTCTGTGCGTACATCTTGGCAATGTCCGCATAACTGTCTTGAGCCATTGAACTTATCCCGCGATGTCAGCCCACGGATCCATGTCATCGTCAGCGGCCTCCATGGGCAAAGTGACTCTCGACCTGGATGCGGGCGTGAAACCCATCTCCGTGGCTGCTTTTGTCATGATCTGTGCCTGCTTGTTTGCAATCGCCAGATACGGAGACTGCATCGGCACACCTGTGTTTGGGGCCTTCACCAAAAGACCCGTCTTTGCGATACCTGCTTGAGCCTTGCGGTACAGATCTGCGGCACATGCCCAGACCTCCAGCACCGACATATCTAACTTCTTAAGCAAATTGGGCGGCGCACATTCCAACGCATACCGCCAGGCTGACTTGGCCCCTTCGGGCATGTAATCAGGTGGCTCAACCAGGTCACCCTGAGGCTTTGGTTCGCGCAGGTTGGTTCGGCACTTTTGGAGCGTGCCTTTGATTTGCTTAACTTTGGTGGGCAGCGGTTTTCTTCCAGCCATATGACTCCCTTTTGAGGGAAGCCCCCCCTAGTTCAATTTGCACGCGTAAAAATTTGGGCAGGCGAGCGCATCTTTGCCTACCAGTCGTAGAGATTTAGACCCCCTACCCCCCAGCAGTGCGCCGCCAACTCTCCGCAGCTGTCTTGCGGTTGTGACAGGACACACACAGTGATTGCAGGTTTGCCGTATCAAAGCGGCCACCACCGTCCTTGATTGGGACGATGTGATCCACCACTTTGGCAGCAACTGTTTGCTCTTTGCCAGCACACACCCTGCAAAGGGGGTGCAACCGTAAGAAGTTGGCACGCAAGCGCCGCCAATTTGCTGATTGATAGAACCCAACCTCCGCATCAAAACTACGACGCGCACGACCGTAATCACGGTGCACCAATGCGCGATGTGCGTCGCAATAGCCAGGCTTAGCCAAGACAGCCATACATCCCGGGTATCTGCAAGGAGTTGGAGCACTTCTTGGCATCTCAATCAACTTTCAAGGAATAAGCGACACATCGAGTAATTAGCTTGGCTTCTTCTCGAATGAGAGCGTCAATGCTTTACATCGCAACAAACAAAGGAGATCAAAGCAATGAACGCAAAAGCCACCGCCTTCTCGATTGATGAACTTGGGTTCATCCAAATCGCGCCAACCGATGTCTTGTCCGCCGTAGCCAAGGGTGAGCTCGACCTCAACCACCTAGCCCGTCTTGAGATGGCCAACAGAGGCCTGGACAAAGACGGTCATTGGGTGGGGTTTGACAAGGCACACCTCATCCACAAAACCAAAGGAGCAAAAGCATGAGCAACCCGAGCCAAGAGCAAGTGATCGAGCAAATAGCACTAGACCATTTGTTCATCCAAACACTTGAAACCCAAAACAGCGATCGCCACGACTTCCACGACGTTTCCGTGTGGGCCATCAAGAGCGCGCTTGAAGCTGCCTACGCCGCAGGCGCTTTAGCAGCACAAAACAAATCAACAACATCAAAAGGTAAAAAATGAAACTCACAGACTCTCAGCGCGCTTTACTTGAAGCAGCAGCTAAACATCCGCAAAAAATACTGTGTAACTTCCCCGCCAACCTCAAAGGCGGCGCACTCATCAAAGTGCTCACCGCCCTTGGCAACTCAGGGTTAATTGCCCCGCACAGCCAAACTACTGAGGGCACAACCCAATACGCCATTACGGCACCTGGTCGGGAGGCAATTGGCGCAAAGCCAGAAACCCAACCCAAGCAACGGGAAGGAACCAAGCAATCGACTCTGATTGAGTTGCTCAAGCGCCCTGAAGGCGCAAGCCTCGCCGAAATGGTTCAAGCGACAGGCTGGCAGCAACACACCATACGAGGGGCGATGGCAGGTTCATTGAAAAAGAAACTGAGCCTGAACATCGTGTCCGAGAAGACCGATGGTCAAGAGCGCAAATACCGAATTGTTTGAGGCGCGTATGACAACCATGACGATCACCATCGAGAGAACGCCTCGAACAATGATGTTTGCTGGCAAAGAGATCAACGTCGAAGAGCTCAGCGTTGAGCTGCCATTTGCCCGTAAGCCCAGCAGCCTCGAGGAGGTTGGAGGGTACGGCAACTACAAAGTGCTCGTGACCGAGACCAAGGAGATGACGCCTGAAGAGTTCGATTCATTTGGACGAACCCTTTTGAAATCTCGCGAATGGCTGGCAGGCAAAGGAGGTGGCACTGGTGACGGGTTTCTGTGCGTTGAGATCAAAGCACCTGGTCGCCCCTACCTCTATGTCAACCCTGAAGGCGGGGACTACGCCCGTTACGTCGCAAGGCTTGGATAGAACGAGGGCGATTGCAGTGCTTTACTCACCTAAGACCTCAGCTTGAGCCTCGATATCTCGGTTCGAGAGCACTGCCTTCTTACCCGTGTACTCCTCCCAACGCTTGACAATCACATCGACAAACTTGGGATCTAACTCAACCAATCGAGCCTGGCGGTTGGTTTTCTCGCAAGCGATGAGGGTTGTGCCAGAGCCGCCGAAGAGATCGAGCACGATGTCACGACTCTTGGATGAGTTTTGAATCGCACGCTCTACCAGCTCAACGGGCTTCATGGTCGGATGCAGGTCGTTGACCCGGGGCTTGTTGTAGTTCCAGATGTCCGACTGATCACGGTCACCGCACCAGAAGTGATCAGTTCCCTGTTTCCAGCCATACAGGATGGGTTCGTACTGGCGCTGATAGTCAGCGCGACCGAGCGTGAAGGTGTTCTTCGCCCAAATGATGAATGTGGACCATTTGCCACCAGCATCAATCCAAGCCTTCTGCAAGGTGTGTAACTCCGAAGAGCTCATGCACACATAGCAAGCGCCCTTGGTCACGACCAAGAGGTTCAGGCAGGCGTCGTAGAGGAATTGGTAGAACCCATCGCCCAAAGCATCGTTCATGATGCGACGGTCTTTGCCGCGCATCTTGTCCTTGGCGTTGTTGCCATAGTCCACGTTGTAGGGTGGATCAGTGAACGCCATGTCTGCGAGCTGACCATCCATCAGCCTCTCAACGTCTGACAGAAGGGTTGAGTCACCACACAGAAGGCGGTGGTTGCCAAGAATCCACAGGTCACCAGGTTTGGATACAGGTTCCACGGGTGGCTCTGGGACTGCGTCATCTTCGGTCAAACCACCGCCATCGTCAGCACCGTTGAGCAGTCGCTCAATCTCTTCATCACCAAAACCCAAAAGACCAAGGTCTACGTTTGCACCTTGGAGCTCTTGCAACTCCAGAGTCAGCAACCCATCGTCCCAACCAGCATTCAATGCAATGCGGTTGTCGGCCAGGATGTAGGCCTTCTTTTGGGTATCGCTTAAGTGCCCGAGCTCAATCACCGGAACCTCTTTGAGGCCGAGCTTTCGAGCTGCGGCCAGACGACCGTGTCCAGCGATCAAACCATGCTCACCATCGGTGAGGATGGGATTGTTGAATCCGAACTCGGAGATGGAGGCCGCAATCTGTGCCACCTGCTCATCGCTATGTGTGCGGGCATTGCGAGCATAGGGGATCAAGTTATCCACAGGAGTCATCCGAATCTCTGGATGCTTTTGAGTTTGAGGCATGCGTGTTCCTACAATTGCCTGCACAGAGGTAGGCAATGAAGATTGAAGTGAAGAAGGGAGTCCTCGCCAGAAAACTGGGCAAGGATTTCAAGGATGAGGGGTTCATTCCCCTGAGTGCGGGGACTTACGAGGTGTCAGGTCCTGCTGAGCACGGCTACCTGGCAGTGACTGTCTCAGAGGGAGTGACGGGCTACATCCCTGTGGACAAGCTCGAAGAGATGGTGAAACAAGACTCTGTTTTGCTTCGCTGAATCAAGTTGCTTTGATTCACAACG